GCTCGTTGTTGTCCTTGAAGGCGATGTTGGCGCCGGTGGCCGCGTTGGTGATGTCCTCCCAGCTGGCCGTGGTCGCGTACATGGCGTCCTTCAGGGCGTTCTGGTTTATTTTCAGTTCACCGAGGATCTCGTTGTACTTCTGCATCCCTTCCGGGTTGCTGAGGTCCTGGTCGTTGAGGGCCTTCTTGAGCTGTTTGATGTTCTCCCGGAGTTCGCCGACGTTCTTGACGGCCTCCCCGGTCCCGACCTTGAGTATGATTTCCTTTACCATGTCCAGATTTGTCCGTTAGTGTAGTTTTCGATGTTGCGCACCTGGACGAACTCGCACTCGGCGGGGTCGTAGGTGGTGAGGCTGTAGTTCGTTATCTTGTTGAGCACCCACAAGGAGTTCTCATACCAGAAGAAGCGGCGGAGCAGCTGGGGGCCGACCTGAAGGCCTTCGAGGTTGACGCGGCACTTCATCACCTTTGTGTCCTTGTCGAGGAGGTCACGGAGGTAGGAGCGCCAGAAGCGGGCATAGATGGAGACCGTCTCCTCCCCGTCTTCGTTCTCGCTGATGTGGACGATGGGCATCTTCCACTCACGCGGAAGGCCGAAGTCCAAGGAGAGCTCCGCCCGCCATGTCTCGCCGTAGTCGTTGAAGCGGTGGAAGTTCGGGATGCTGATGCCCTCGGCCGTGCCGGGGTCAAGGTTCCAGCACGGTTTGTTGCCGTTCATGGCCGTCATGGCGGCGGTGTCGTCCGTCAGTTTGTAGTAGGGGTGATAGTCCGCTGAATTGCAGAGGCAGAGGATGTCCACGCCGTCCACCCCGGAGCCGTCGGCTGTCCGCAGATCCAGCTTGGCCGCGTACTCCACATCCGAGCCTTCATGGCCGTACTCGTTGAGGTAGTTGATGACGACGTTGGAAGGGAGGCCGGGGACCGGGAACTCACCGCCTGCTCCGTCACTCACCGCCCAGATGGTGAACGTGTGGCCGGGGTCGATGAAGGGAGAGGGCCGGTACTGACCGCCGACAAGGAGCCAGTTGTAGTAGGGGCCGGAGTCCAGGACGGAGGCGGCCATACGGAAGACGGTGCCGTCCATGAGCTCCACGTCAGAGGCGTCAAAATCGTAGCCGGTGTCGATGCGCTGGATGCCGGTCTGCACGCCGTACACCTTCTGGTACTCCTCAGCCCATGCGCCCTCAGCCATCTCCTGCTTCATGGTGTACCACTTGGCTGCGAAGACCTGCGGGGTGATAGTGATGTCCTTGGAGGTGTCGATGCGGCCGGTGAGGTCGATGGTGTCGAGGCCGGTGTTGAAGAAGTCGCTGCGGCTCAGCACGGTCACCTTCTTCTCCGCGGGGTCGCAGATGAAGTACATGCCGAACATCTTGGCGAGGCTCAGGACGTACTCCGCTGGGGTGTACTTGCTCTGCAGGAGGATGTCCTTGGTGATATGCGCACCGCTTCGGAGGGAGCTGGTGGTGGTGTATGAGACCGCAATGGAACGGAGTGAGCAGGTGCCCTGGGCGGAGGTGGTCTGGTAGATGGTGCCGTAGTAGTAGAAGAGCGCAGGGCAGGCGCTGGAGCCGGTCACGGAGTCCAGCTGGTAGTGGTGCTGCTCCCTTCCACTCGTGCCGCCACGGGTCACCCAGGAGTGGGAGTCGAAGTAGTAGGCCTTCGCATAGAGGCGGTAGGAGGTGATTCCGACACCCTCCACGTGGTAGGTCTTCTCCGGGAGTGTATAGCGGTAGGAGCCGCTGACGTGTCCAAGGTTCTCCACGGCAATCACGTCGGCCTCGTAGCCTGCGGAGGCGTAGACCGGGGTGAAACCTGCTGCAGTAGCGGCGGATGAGGGTGTATAGCGGTCGGTGGTGGCGTAGACCTTCACCGGCGACGCCGATATCATGGTGTTGTCTGCTCCGTAGCCTACCAGCTGAGTGAAGACGACCATGTCCCGCATCTGCCAGCTGCGGTTGTCTCCTCCATAGTTCTGCTTGGCGCTCGGTGTCAGGAGGTCAAGGTAGGCGGCCGGGACGGCGGAGGGCAGCATGAAGGAAAGGCCCAACGGAGCGTTTATCACGGTCTGCGCGTTGTCCGGGATGGTCGAGCCGGTGACGGTGATGGTGCCCACCTGCGTAGCACCGCTGGAGTGCTGCGCCACGTTGGCGGCGAAGTGCGCAAGCTCTGAGCCCTCTATCTTCTTGAAGTCGCCCAGGGACGGGAGGGTCGGCAGCGTCTTCCAGAGCATGTCGCTGAGGATGGTCGGGAAGTTGGGGTAGTCCACGGTGTAGCCGCCGTTGTTCTCCGGGCGCATCACCGCCTCAAGGAAGGCGCGGATGTTGAGCACGGGGCGCTGGAGATAACAACGCAGGTCCTTGACCGCCCACTCGTCATAGGCCTTGGCGAGGTTGACGAGGACCTTGCCGTTGTTGCTTCGGTAGACCTTGCCGTCCTCCGTCACCTCGTCAGGCAGTCCGATGAGGGCGGCGGTGGCGATGCCCTTGTCGGCGGAGAAGTCCCCGGAGGGGATGCCGTTCAGAGCCGGTGCGAAGTTCAGCACGTGCCACTTGCTGGAGATGGGGTCGGTGTGGGCGTGGTTCGTCCTTGCCGCCCATGCAGCCGCGACGGTGGAGGCGCTGATGGTGAAGTCCAGCTCCGTGGGGCTGCCGGTGCCGAGGTAGTCAAGGTCGGCAAGGGTGCGCTTGTTGCCTGCGGCGTCGTAGCTCAGGGCGTAGAAGAAGGAGCCGAGGCCCCCGAAGAGGCTCACCTTGTAGCCGGTCACCACGGCCCCCTTGCGGGTCACGGAGTCCAGACGGAGGTAGCCGCTCTCCACTATCTGCCCCTGGGCGTCGTAGATGGTGAACGGGGTGCGCTGTCCTGCGTTGAAGGCTCCCGTGGTGGTGACGCGGTCCGTCCTGATGATGTGGCCGAAGATGGCATCGTTCTGCGGGGTGCCCGGCAGGGTTATCTGCTTGGAGAAGGAGTTCTTCACCGCCGTCGGTTTCTGGAGGTCGGTGAGGGAGTAGTTGAAGAGGATGAGGCCCTGGTCGGAGAGGTCCGCCAGGATGCCGTTGATGAAGAGTTCTATCTTGCGTCTCATTGTTACCTCCTCAGGCGCTGCTGCGCCAGCTCTGCTTCGATGGTGTACTGGTTGAGGCCGCTCTGCTTGTGCTCCGTGGTAGAGCCAGTCAGGACCAGCGGCAGCACCTCCCCGGTCTTGGTGTCATGGACGTAGACGAGGACGGAGTTCAGCAGGTGGTGCATGAGCTCACTCTGGGCGTCGGTGAGGAGGCCGGTGTAGAAGGTGAAGCGGTGCTGGAGCTCGTTCACATGGTTGAAGCGGCCGCGGGCCATGGCCGTGCGGTTGTCATAGCTGGCGTCGTAGGTGTGACGGGTGATGGCGTCCGCCTCCTTCGTCTTGCCTTCCACCGGGAGCCAGTCCCAGCCGCCGTAGGCGTTCACGTAGTAGAGGATGAAGCGTTCACAGCCGGAGATGGGAAGCACCTCCCCGTCGATGGTGACGGACTCCGCCCCCAGGTGCTCAGCCATGTTGAAGAAGTGAGTGGTGCCGTTGCCGCTGTAGTCCAGATCCTCCGAGCGGGAGCCGTGGACGAAGTAGTCCGGGGAGTAGTCCTCGGAGTAGTCCCCCACCGCCGTGGTGAAGTGAAGCTGGACGAAGAACACCTCGTCATCCGCCCACTGCGGCAGGTACTGGAGCGGGTGGACGCGCTTGACGATGGTGCGGGTGGGGTTATTCCCTGCCGCGTGGCTGCGGTCGTAGGACCAGTCGCGGGTGAAGGTGATGGTATTGCCGACTCCCTCCCCGATGACCTCAACGCGGATGCCGATGTTGTCCCGGTCCACACCCTCCAGCGGCAACACCGCCTGAAGGTACGGCTCCACGATGTCATTGAGGCGGACGTAGAGCTCGGAGTCAGTCGGCCTCGGATAGGCGCGGCCCTCGAAGAGTGTCGCCATGTCTGAGGAACGGAGCACGGCATAGCGGATGCCGTCCTCGTGCTCCTCCGGGCTGTCCGTCAGCATGTAGAAGTAATCTTTCCAGATGGGTTCCATGTGTGTCTCGTTTTATTGGAAATATCAAAAAACCGCCAGCCGTAATTGAACGACTGGCGGCCACCTCATGGCAGAAGACACGGCGGCTGACTTACGCCGTGATTTTCTCTATATACCTGAAGGCATCCCGGCCCAGGGCCTCGGCGATCTGCTGCTCGTAGAAGCCCAGCAGGGCCTCGGTGGTCTCCTTCAGGTCGTGGGTGCCCTTCGTGCCGACTTCGCTTATCTTGCGGCCTATGAGGAAGGCCAGCTGCTTCGGCGTCGGGATGCGCCCGTTCTTGTCAGGTCGCGGGATGACCGGCTTGATGGTGATCCAGCGGAGGATGGCGGAGGATGGCGGCCAGTGGGGCTTGGTGCCCTCTTCCACGTACTTCCAATAGTCCTGCAGTTCGAGGCCTACTTCGTAGGTGGTGCCCTTCACTTCCACGTAGGCCTTGACGGTGGAGGCCAGGGTGTTCTCCGTGGTGGGGCGGCCGTTCTTGACGAGCTTGTCGACGTAGCCCTGCCTGACGTCCTCGCCCAGCTGCTTGAGCAAGGCCGTGAGCTCCGTGGGTGTGAAGAGTGCGTCTGCCATCACAAGAAAATAACAAAACCGGGGGAAGTGTATTTTAATGCTGGCGCCTCCACTTGTCGAGCGCTTCCTTCTCGGCGGCGTCCTTGTCCTTACGGTAGGCCAGCACGTTGAGGAACTCCACGGCGGGCTTGTCCCAGACGGCATCCCAGGAGCAGCGCATGGTCTCGGAGGCGCGGTCTACATTTGCAATCCAACCCCACGGAGAAGGGTTTGCAGGTCCTCCGCCCTCTTCCTCAGCTCCGCCTTCCTCCGCTTCGGTATCTTCGCCGATTCCAAAGAGGTGAGGGAAGCCTGAATTGATTGCACTAACCGCCCGAAAAAAAAAGCGGAGAGACCGAGCGCCACGGGCAGGCTCAGCTCGCGCACCACGCGGATGACGTCGGCCATGTCGTAACCGTCGTTGTACTTGTGGCCTTCTGGTATGAGGAGGACGGAGAGCAGTTCGGGGAGTTTCTGCGTGCCGCCCTTGGAGAAGGTCTGAAAGTCCACGTATTGGGCCGTAGTGATGGCGGTGAAGTCCTTGGCCGGGACGAGGACGAAGTCCCCGGAAATGACACGCGAGGGGGCACTGACGGGCGGGCACTCGTGGCGGAGGAAGTCGGTCTTGGCCGAGAGCGCTGAGTACTCTGCAAGGGGCAGCGCGAGGACGTCGTCCACGGAGAGGCCTGAGAGGAGCGCGATGATGCGGACCTGCTTGTCAAGGTC